AACTTTCAAATGTTAAGTCAAAAGGGTCTGCATCTGTACCATTATCTACATCAGTCCAATTAATTTGCATACCAGTACCGTCAATAAATTTAACTTCTTTATTTTCAGTAATAGTTACTTCAGTTCCATCTCCATCTTCTAATACAAAACCTGAACCCATAGTATTTGCAGTAACAAAACCACTATCATTATTAAAGTTTGAAAGTTTAATTTCACTTGCTGCTTTCCTAGATTCTGTTGTACTGTTTTGAAGTATAAATTCTGTCGAACCAGATATATCTCCAGTCATATCTGTAAGCTCACTAAAGTCTAAATCTAGTGTTGCTGTTGTAGTTCCACCTCCACTAAGACCTGTTCCAGCTACTACATTAGTAACTGTACCAGTTCCACCAATAGCATCTCCTAAATCTTCTATAGTAATTCTTTTGTGAGCACTTGCACTAGCGTCATATACAAGCATTGTATCACTTGCTTCAGTAAGTGCAGCTTCTGCTATTAAATCTAAACCTGATATATCTAAATTAATAACTGCACTAGAAGCAGTTAATGCTGTTCCTGCAAATAATGTTGCTATATCATCTATAGATTCTTTCTTAGTTGGGTCTCCTGTTGCACTTTCATCTGAAAAAGCAAGGAAGTCTCCACTTGCAAGAGTTGCTGCTGTTAATCCATTAACATCTAACTCTACTGTAACTGCTGCTGATTCACTACCAGAATTAGCTACTGTTATACCACCAGTTCCTGAATCTGCTACTGTTGCTACATAATTACCTGTTGTATCTGTACCTAATGCTACAGAATTTGCTGCAATAGTAAGAGCTCCACCTGCAGCTATTGTTGCATCCCCACTAACATTTCCAAATATACTATCTTCTAAATTAGAGAATGTAACTTTTTTAAGTGTACCTGGACCATCATCCATCATAAATAAATCAGCTTGTGCTACTGAGGCACTACCTAACGCACCTTGTCCACTAATTACATTGTCATTTAACATACTTCCCTCTACAGATGTAGCTGCTATTGTAGCAGCAATACTTACGCTTGCACTACCATTAAAAGTAGTAGCAGTTGTACCAGTTACATCTCCTGTTAAACTTATGTCTCTTCCTGTTGCTAAGGTAGTAGCAGTAGAAGCATTACCTTCTAAAGCAGCTACTAAAGTTCCTGCAGTTAAATTTAAATTTCCAGTATCTCCTGCACTAGATGTACTAGTTCCTAAAGTCCATTTATCTTCTGATTCATCCCACATAAGCAACGCATCATTTCCTGTAGAACCTCTTTGTATTATAATACCTACATCATTACTATTTGATGATGCTCCACTATTTAATTCTAATAAATTGTCTTTTATAGTTGTGTTTGTTGTATCTACTGTAGTTGTAGTTCCGTTTACAGTAAGATTTCCAACAACAAGAGTTCCACTGCTTGGATTATAAGTAAATACACTTGTATCATCTAATAAAGCATTTGATTCATCATGAAATACTAATGGAAAAGCTGTATTAGCTGTACTATCTGTTACAGTTACTTTACCTGAAGTTAATCCTGAAGCTGTTCCTGTTACATTAGTCATAACACCACTTGCTGGTGTTCCTAATGCTGGTGTAGTTAACGTAGGAGCTGTTAAAGTTTTGTTGGTAAGAGTTTGTGAACCTGTTAAAGTTGTTACTGTAGAATCAATAGCAATATCATTTGCATTGGCAGTAATACCTGTTCCACCAATTACATTTAAAGTTACGTTACCACTAGCACCACCACCAGTTAAACCGTTCACCTTCAGAAGATGAACTACCAGCTACTATTAAATTTGTTACATCTCCAGTGGTTTGTACTACTGCTTGTTTAACTTTTTGTTGCTCAACAAATACTTGCTCATAGACAATGCCATTTCTTTTTTCTTGTTTTATAAGTTTGCCGTCTTCAAGGAATGAAACGCTTTCACCCTCTCTTACGTTTTGATAAGACGGTCTAACGTTAAAAAAGGAGTCAATACCATTAACTCTATGTTCGCCAGATTTTGGCATTATGAAGGTCTCTTATTAGTTAATCTAAAATCTATATTTATATCGTTAATATTTATTTTACCACTACTTACAAGCTTTAAAGCTACAGATTCACAATTTTGATTTATTGTAAAAGCATTTACTTCATACTGTGCGTTGTTTATAGTAGCCTGACCACTTGCTGGAGCAGAAGCTGCAGTAAAACTTGTACTACCATCTAATGCAAACGAAACTGTTAATGTAGAACCAGCAGCTGCATCTTTAGAAGTAACGTATATTTTTTTAATTTTTTTAACAAGACCAGGATTACCAAAATCAATATCTTTTGTAATCATTTCTATTCCTTTTGTACCAACATCACCTGTAAGTAATTTAACTGTTTTAGCATTACTGCCACCATATTCTAAATAATACAAACCATCGTATGACGGTAAAAAGTTTGATATTCCAGAACTACCTATTGACTTTGTTAAGGTCCATCCTTTAGTAGCAAAATCATATACAAACACATCAGTATCTGCTGCTGCATCTTGTACTACATTTAATTGTTTGTATTTATTATTATATCCAATAGCTGGATTTTTTGTAGATTGGTTTGTTCTCCAAGTAGCATCATCTAAAAATAAACTAAGTTCTG